AGGGACACTTAAAACAGGGTTATTAGGACTTGGAGAAAAAGCTGCTCCGGTTGTAGAAAAAGTTGCAGAAACTGCACAAGGTGTTCCACCATATTTTTTTAAATTAGTAGATAAAATTAAAACACTTGGTGATGACGTAACAGAAAAAGCTGCAACCAAAGACAGACAAGTTGTAAAACAATATAAAGATTTTGAATTAACAGAAGATGTTGCAACAGGAGAACAAACAATTCAAAGAATTAAGACTGATACTGACGCTATGTATTATGATGAAGTTTTAGCAGAAGATGTTTACATGAACTATAAACCTGGAAAAGGTCAGGCTGATGAAACAACAAAAGGAATTCCTGCTGATGAATATGTAGAAGACACTTCATATTTAAGAACCAGTGGACCATCAAAAGGTGATATCTATGACACAGTTGATGGTGTTCCAGATGATATATTAAAAGAAGTAGGAGAAACTGTAATTAAAAAAGCATCAGGCGGCATCGCTAGAATGTTAGGTGAGTAATGGTTGATATATTAGATTACATTGACAAAATGCAAGAGATGTACGAAGGCAAGCCAAGCTCCATGGCCCAAGAACCACGGAACATGGCTGATGGTGGACGGATACCGTTTGATAATGGTGGTGATGTAGACTCTATTGCAAAACAAACAGAACCATTAGGTAAAAAAAAACAATTAGTTTTATTTAAATCATACGATAATGTTTATAAACAAGAATACAAAAGACTTCTTAATTTAGGAGACCCTTTTTCAAAATCAGATTTAAGTAGAGCTATAATAAATAGAATAGCTTCTGAAAACCCTACAATTAGTTTAACTAAAGGAGTTGGGTTAGATAAAATTCCAGGAGGAGGAGATGAAAGAAGTAAAACTATTTTTGAAAATATAGATAAAAAATTTACTAAAAAAGAATTAAGTAAATTTACTCAAGGTAATCAAATAAATGCAAGAATAAACACCAAAAACCAAGAAGCTTTGTTTAAAGAAGTTTTAAAAGGAAATAATAATTTATCTTCTTTAGCTAAAAAATTTAAAATTCCAGAAGAAAGACTTGGTTATAGAATTGAAAAATTAATGCGTAATCTTGCAAAAAGTAGTGGTGATCAATACACTTTTTTAAATGATTTTAAAGAAAAAGATTTAGAAAAAGTTAGAAATAATATTTATGATTCACCTACTTTAGAAAATGTTTATCAAAGAACATTAACACAAAGTATTTTACAATCTACAACACTAGGATCTAAAGAAAGAAAACAAGCTTTTAATAAACTACAAGAATTTAATAAATTTAAAAAAGTTATGATTGACAACGGCCTTAATCCAAAATTATTGGCCATGGATCATGCTGCGTCTTATAGAGCTATTAAAAATGGTAACGTAAAAAATTTTTTAGCAGTAACTCCCGTTATGTCTGATATCAATACTTTAAAATCTTCTTTTGATAAACGATCACAATTAAATTTAAGAAGAATGCAAGAGTATTTAGCTAGTGGTGATAATAAAAAATATAAATATTTTTTAAAAAACCAAACTGAATTAGAAAATTTATGGAAAACTATGACAGGTAGTCAATCTAGTTTGGGTAAAATTAGAGTAAGAGCTAGTGGTCCTCAAAAAGGAAAAATAAAAATAACTGATTATGGATCTACTAGTTTGTTAGATAAAAACAAAAATTTATTAGATGAACTTGCTAATAATTTAGATATTAGAAAAAACATTGTTAATGCATCTTCTGTTGAAAACTTAGATACAGCACGTAGAATTATGTTAGAGGGAAGTGAATTAACAGAAAAGAAAATGTTAGGCACTATGAAAAAAACAGATAGATCAGCTAAAACAATTATTGATCAATCATTTGAAAATATAAACAAACCTGCAATGTTTAAAAAAGAACAAAAAATTGCAGCTTTACTTGAAGAGTTTGGTTGTGGAAGAAAAGCAGGTGGTAGAATTTTAATGAAAAATGGTGGTGCAACATTAACTGAGTGTGCAATAGCAGGACAAAAAAAATTAAATTTAGGTTTAACAAATGGTTTTGATAAAACAGAAGGAGAGCTAGCAAAAAAAATATTACAAGCAGGCAGAGGGCTTGGAAGTGCATTTGCACTAAGAAATATATTAGGTCCAGCAGCAATTGGTTTTACTGTAGCTGCAGAAGCAGGATTAGTTGGTTATGATATGTTAGCAACAGGTAAATCATTTAAAGAAGCAGTAGGAAGTAGTTTATTTAATTATGCATTAGGAGATAAAACTAAAATAGATAATAAAAAATTAAGATACCAGGGTTATGCAGATGCTGGTTTAAATGAAAATCAAATAGGTAAAATATCTGCTTATGAAAATGCAATTGATGAAATGAATAATACGTTTGCAGAATTTGACAAAGAAAATGAACTTTATACTGCTGCTGTAACGGGCGGACCTAAAATGTCTGACGCAGTAAAACAAAAACAAATTAAGAATTTTTATGATCAAGCAGATAAAAATAAAGCATTAATTCAAGATTTAGCAAGAACACAAACAGAAGATAGATTAGATAAAGCTCTTGACCCCATGGTACCAGCATTAATGTCTGACGCTGATGCAAAAAGAAAAGCAATGCAACTGACAAAACCAACAACCGTTAAATTTGGAAATTTTATGGACACAGTATTTCCTAAAGGATTTCTTAGTGATACAACTTATGCAGAAGATAGAGATAAAGCTATAAACTACATGCCAGAAGTACAAGAATATTACAGAGGCAATAGATTTGCAAGAGGTGGGTTATCCGGTGGTGATACATCAGGCAGACCACCAGAATCAGGACCTATGTCACAAGGGTTGCGTTCATTATATAAAAATGGTAGAAAACTATAACGGAGAATAAATGGCAGATATAGATAAAGCTCTCCCGAACACTCGTACCAAATTAGAAGTTCCTGGGCAGGAACAAGAGGTCGATGTTGCGGAGCAAGAACAACAAAAAGGACCGGTAGAAGTAACACCAGAAGAAGATGGTGGTGCAACGATTGATTTTGATCCAAGTGCCGTAAACCAACCAGGCACAGAATCACATTTCGATAATCTTGCAGATATTTTACCAGAAGAAACTTTAGATCCAGTCGGATCAAAACTTAGAAACGATTATAAAGATTATAAAGCGTCAAGAAAAGATTGGGAACGATCTTACATAAATGGTTTAGATCTTTTAGGTTTTAAATACGATAATCGTAACGAACCTTTTCAAGGAGCAAGTGGTGCAACACACCCTGTGCTAGCAGAAGCTGTAACACAGTTTCAAGCGTTAGCTTACAAAGAATTATTACCGTCAGATGGACCAGTAAGAACACAAATGCTAGGTGTATCTAATCCTGCAAAAGAACAGCAGGCACAAAGAGTAAAAGATTTTATGAATTACCAAATTCTAGATCAAATGAAGGAATACGAGCCAGAGTTTGATCAGATGTTATTTCATCTACCTCTAGCAGGTTCTACTTTTAAAAAAGTTTACTACGATGATTTATTGGGACGAGCTGTATCAAAGTTTGTTCCTGCAGATGACCTTGTTGTTCCGTATACGGCTACCTCATTAGACGATGCGGACTCAGTCATCCACGTTATTAAAATTTCTGAAAACGATTTACGAAAACAACAAGTAAATGGTTTTTACTCAGATGTAGAATTATCAAAACCGTCTGATGTATCAGATGCGGATAAAGTAACAGACAAAGAACGTGAATTGGAAGGACTTGCTAAAACAGCAGGTGGAGAAAAACTTTATACGTTGTTAGAGTGTCATGTTAATTTAGATTTAGAAGGTTTTGAAGATGTTGGCGAAGATGGTGAACCAACAGAAATAAAATTACCTTACGTCGTTACAATCGAAGAAGGTAGTCAAAAAGTTTTGTCTGTAAGACGAAACTATGCGCCCAATGATCCACTTAAAAATAAAATCCAATATTTTGTCCACTTTAAATTTCTGCCAGGACTAGGATTTTATGGATTTGGATTAATACATATGATTGGCGGA